TATCTCAAGTTGTTAATTCAGTAACAGGATTAGAACATCTTGAGGGACAATCTGTATCTGTACTTGCTAATGGTGCAACACATCCTGAAAGAACTGTAGCATCAGGTGCTATATCTTTATCAAGATTTGTTAATAAAGCTAAAGTTGGTTTAGCTTACACATCATTATTACAAACTATGAGAATAGATGCTGGATCACAGAATGGTACATCACAAGCTAAAACAAAACGAATATATAATATTACAGTAAGACTTTATGAATCTATTGGTGTAGAGGTTGGACCAAACTTAGATAATATGGAATCAATTCCATTTAGATCCTCTGCTAATCCTATGGATCAATCTATTCCAGTATTTACAGGGGATAAGGAAGTTGAGTTTAGAGGTAACTACGAAACAGATGGTCATATATTTGTTCGTCAAACGCAACCTTTACCTTTGACTGTTTTATCGCTATACCCAGAATTGGTTACAAATGATGGTTAATAAATTAATTATAATTCCTTATAAACAAGATCATGGCAAACTGATAATGCAATCACAAATGAATCACATGCTTACACAGAAAGACGCATCATTTATTATTAATGATAACAATAAAGAATGTATGGATTTAGAACAAGAGCATTTAGCATTTACAGGATTAATTAATGATAAGGTTATTGCAGCAGCTGGTATGAAAAGAGTATGGGGTAATGTAGCTGAAGGTTGGTTTATTGCTAAGAATGATGTTTGGAATTATCCAATAACGATTGCAAAAGCAGTAAAACAGAATATAGACTGTCTTGCAACATCTAATAATATTAAAAGATTACAAACTGCAGTTCGTGCAGATTTTGGAATTGGAATTAGATTTGCTAAGTGGTTAGGATTTACTAACGAAGGTTTAATGAAATGTTATGGTTTTGATGATACAGATCATTACCGATTTGCAAGGATTTATTAATGGTAGCAGAAGTTGCAACAGTAGTATTGGGTTATGCACAGTATAAACAACAAGGTGCTGCTGGTAAGTACAATCAAGCTATTCAAAATAGAAATGCACAAATTGCTGAACAAGAAGCAGCACAAATAGATAAACAATTAGAATTTGATATAGCAAGATTTGATGAAAAATTTGCACAATTACAGGGACAAACAACAACTAAAATTTTAAAAACAGGTGCAGATTTATCTGGTACAGGTTTAAAAATATTAAGATCAAATGCTCAACAAGCTGAAATTGAAAAAAATATTATGGATTATAATGCTAAGATTGGTCAAGCAAGAAAATTTGAAGAAGCTAATTTTGCAAGAATACAAGGTGAAGTTGCTAGACAAACTGCAAGAACAGCACAATTAGGAACAATAACACAAACAGGAACAAGTTTACTTAGAATGGGTGGATATTTAAATTCACCAAAACAACAACCAGTAATGGATTAATATATGCCAAAGATACCTACATTTGAATCACAAGGAAGACCAACAGCTGAAGTGCCTAGTGTTAAAGCATCTTTTCAAGTTCCAGTTACTAATGAAGTTCTTAGTAAAGCTCAAAATTTTTTAACAGATTATTATGTTAGAGAAAGAGAAGAAGAGGCTAAAATTAAATCATTAGATTATGAAAATAAATTATTACCAAAATTATATGATGCTTATGATAAGCACTCTAAAAATCCATTTCCTAGTGAAGCATCTTCTAATTTTTTAAAAGAAGGAAAAGAAACAATCCAATCTATTATTGATAACGAATTAGCTAATGAAAATAATTTTGTTAAAAAAAGATTTTTAGAAAAAGGAAATTCTTCTCTTTCTAGTATAAATTTAGCAACATTAAAAACATCTAGACTTTTAATGGAAGCTGAAAAAGAAAAAGTTATTAATGATTGGAAAGCTGGATTTAATACAAAAGTTCAAACAATACCTGGTTATGTAGAATCTGGTTTAGCTCAACAAGAAGCATCTGATTGGGTTAATACAAATATATCAGATCCAGATCCAACTGTAAGTGTTAATAAGAAAAAATTTCAATTAGATTCTATTATGAAAGGAATGAACACATTATTAATGGAAAAAGATTCAAGAAATGATGAAAACTTTTTAAATAAATTAAAAGAAAATCCAAGTTTATATCCTGGTGTAGATTTAAATGACAGAGCAAAATTTATTTCTCATGCACAAGCAATAGATTCAAAAAAAAAAGAAGAATATGCAATTCAAAATGGAAGAATGATAGTTGCTGATGCAAAATTTGGCGAAGGAGCAGATACTGCAGCAATATTATCACCAATAGTAAATGCAAAATTTCCAGACAAAGAAATGAATAAAAAAGTTAATGATGCTATAGAAAAAGAATTAATATTAAAATCAAAAACGTTTAAAGATAAAGGTGCTGCTGAATATTATTTAAATTCATTTCCATCACTTAAACAAGAATATGCATCAGCAATACAAGATCCTAATAAATTTCTTATATATAAACAGTCTATGGATAAAATATATTCTGATAAAGAAGTACCAGAACAATATAGAACTTATGTTCCAAATGATAAAGTAGTTGAAATTGTTGATGGTTTAAAAGGAACTAAGAATGCAGATGAAAATCTTAGAACAATTAATAGGTTAAAAGCAACTTATGGACCAGAAATAATGCCTAGCTTATTTAAGCAACTAAATAAAGCTGGTTTAGATAATGACTTACAAGTTGTTATGAGTACAAACAGTGTTTCTTTACAAAAAGATATTTTATCAGCAGCCTCAAATAAAGATTTGGAAGAACAGGCTAAAAATAAATTAAGTGGTAGTGAACTTAAATTAATGGAAAAAGAAATTTTTAACAAAACAAAAGAATATCAAGAAGTTATTTTAAATCAAAAAAGTGGTGGTCAGGGAAAAACAGAATATTTACTTTCATTACAAAAAACACTTTATAGTGCTGCTCTAAACAGAGTTGTTAATAGTAATTTTAAGATTACTCCAACTCAAGCAGTTGATACTGTTACAAAAGAATTTAAAGCTGATTATGATACATCACCAAGAACTTTCTTTATTCCTAAAGATGTAAATGGTGTTCCTGTTAATATACCAGCAGTTAAAGATAAAGCAGATGCACTTTTATTTTCAGTTGAAAAATCAGACTATGCAGAAAGATTTCATGGAACAGATGGATTTGGTCATTATGGAACTTTAGTTGGATTTCAAAATGCACTTCCTGAAAATATTAAACTATCAACAAAAGAAACTTATGATGCTTTTGTAAAAGAAAAAATGATTAACGCTATGAAAAAACATTCTAAGTGGTTATTAAATAGCGATTCAACTGGTATTATTTTATATGTAGATTTAGCAAATGGAACAATTCCTATTGTAAATGCAAAAGGAGAAAAGATAGAATTTTTCTTTGCTAACATGCCTAACAAGAATCCTAAAATAAAAAGCACAGATATGGTTGAGCCTGTAACTGGAGTACCAATTAATATATTTAATACTCAAAATTACAACGTATCTCCTTAATGATCCCTCTTAGTCTTGAACAGTTTGAAACTACTAAAGAAGAAATTGGATCTGCACTTGGTAATGTCAAGACAGGTTATTTTGAAGCTCAAAAAGCAAACATAGCTAGTTCTTGGGATTTTAATCCAACATCTTCTTTATTTAGATTAGCAGATCAAGAGTCTGCATATATGGAAAGTAGTGTTTATTTAAACAAAGATGAATTAAATAAAGAATATGCTGGTATGGGATTATACTTTGAACAAGATACTAGAGAAGGTGTTGTTAATTATTTAGTTAATAGAAAACAAATTGAACAAGAAAGATCTAGCATTATAGCTCGTGGACCACAAAATACTTATGGTACTTTTTTTCTTGCTAGCATGGCTACAAATTTTTTAGATCCAATAAATATAGGTGCAGCTTTTGTTCCTATTGTTGGTGAAGCTAGATTTGCAAACATGGTTGCAAGATCAGGAAAAAACGTAGCTAGATTACAAAGAGGATTTGTAGAAGGATTTGTTGGTAACGCTGGTGTTGAACCTATTGTTTATGGAGTGGCAAGATCAGAACAAGCTGACTATGATAAGTATGATTCTTTTTTTAATGTGGCATTTGGTGGTATTATGGGTTCTACTCTCCATGTTGGATTTGGTAAAATTGGTGATATTGTTGCAGATAAAACTGGCAAACCAAATATTTATCAAAGATTAGGTGCTATCTCTCCTGAGAACCAACAAGATTTATTAAGATATTCAGTTGGTAAAATATTAAAAGGAGAAGCCGTTGATACTGCTGACGTTGTAACTAATAAAACTAGAATTGGTGATGAGCAGTTAAGCAGAATAGAAAATCAAATAAATGAATTTAAAACATTATATAAAGAATCTGTTGATAAACAGGATTATAATTCTGCAAAAGTTTATTTACAAAATATAAGAAATTTACAAAAAACAGAAAGAGATATATTTGAAGTTAAAAAGCAAAAGAATGATTTATCTATTGAACAGAGAAAAGTAGATTCTGCAGCTACTCAAGCAAACACACTTTCTCCTGAATCAAATATAGTTTTAAAAGAAAAACAAACCAGTGATCTTGTTACTGAAGCTGAAAATATAGTTCAAAGAACTAAGTTACAACAAAAACAATTAAATATTAAAGATGAATATCTATTAGAAAAATTTTCAGATGATGATAAAATAATTAAAGAAATTGACAATACATTGAATAGTAAGCCAACTATAAAAGATTCACTTAACGCTGGAATTAATTGTGTGATAAGGAGCATTAGTGGCTAAAAAACCAACCATAAAAACTTTTGATAAATGTTTTCAAGAAATGAAAAGGTTATCAGGCAATTCTTTGTCTGATGAAAAAATCAATGAATTCCTAGATGAGATTAAAATTAAAATTAATGAAGATAAATTTAGAAGTGGTGAAGAACAAACTAAAAAAATATTAGAAAAAGAAATATATGATAATTTTGAATACCAACAAGCATTAAATAAAAAGAATTTAGCAGAACAAAACATTCGTGTTTTAGATAGGTATCAAAAAATAGTAGATGCTATTGAAACTTCTGGAGGAAAAATAGATCCAGTAAAAGGTGTTGAGGCTATGTTAGTTGGAATACAAGAGTTTTCAAATATAACAAGAGATTCAATAGGTTCAAGACAAAAAGCAATATCAGAACGTGAAAGAACAAAATTATATAATGCAATTAAAAACATATCAAAAAATAGTTGGGAAGATTTTAGTTCAGGAAAAATTGATTTAGAAATTAAAAAAGAAATGCTTGGCGTTAATACTGGAATTAAAGAAGCCAAAGCTATTGCTAGTGTTTTAAAAAATTCACAAGAAGAATTAAGATTAACATTAAATGATCTTGGAGCTAATATTCAAAAGTTAGATGATTGGATAACAAGAACAGTTCACAATCCAGAAAAAATGGCTAATGCAAGTAAGAGTTCTAGACTTGTTGAAGAAAATAGAAATTCTTGGGTAGAATATATTAGAGAAAGATTAGATATAAAAAGAACATTTCCTGGAATAACAGATCCAATAAAAATTAATGAAATATTAAAAGATGTATATAATTCACTTTTATCTGGAGATCACCTTAAACATGGTGGAGCAATCAGTATTTATGGAACTAAAAATGTAGCCAATCGTTTAAATGCATCAAGAGTATTACACTTTAAAGATGCAGTTGCTAGACATGAATATGACATTACGTTTGGAGAACCTTCTTTAAAAGAAAGTGTTTTATCTGTTTTAGAAAATTCTGCTAGACATATTCCTTTAATTGAATTTTTAGGAACTAACCCTGAAAATGGATTAGAAAAATTATTATCTTTATTAAGAAAAAAATACAAAGACACAAATCCACAATACATAAGAGATTTAAATGTTTCTAATTTTAGAAATCAACTTGCTGAATTAGATGGAAGTGTAAATTTAATAGGAAGCCAAACTTTAGCAAAGACTGGAATGGTTATAAGAGGATTTCAAAGAATTGGAAAACTTGGATTTACTCCAATTTCTTCAATTTCAGATTTAGCTTTTTATATGAGTGCTACAAATTTTCAAGGAAGAGGTTTGTTAACAGGAATTTTTGAATCTTTAAATGCTCTATATAAAACACAAGATAAACAAGCAATGGAAGTAATTGGTATTACAAATAACAGTTTAATAAATACTAATACAAATGCATATTCTCAAACTGATTCATTTGGAAAATTTGGTAAAATTGAAAATTCTTTTTTTAAATGGATTGGTTTAAACAGATGGGTTTCTAACTTAAAATCTTCAATGGCTCTTGGATTATCTCGTCATTATGGAATGTTAGCAGATACAGCGTTTGGATCTTTAAATGTTAGAGAAAGAAATCTTTTAAAACTTTATGGAATTGATGATGGTAAGTGGAATTTATTAAGATCAATAAAAACATTAGATGTTGAAAACAAAAGATATTTAACAGCAGAAGGTGTAAATGAATTATCTGATGAAATTATAAAAAAATATGTTGGAAAAAATATTAGTGAAAGAGAAATAAGAAATTTTAAAAGAGATTTAGAAATTACATGGAGAAATGTTTTAATAGATCAATCAATGAAAGCATCACCAGAACCAGATGCTGCAGTTAGAGCTTTTATGAATCAAGGATTAGAAAAAGGTACAGCAGCTGGAGAAGGTATAAGATTTATTGGTCAGTTTAAATCATTTGGTGTAACTATTTGGAAAAATATTATTCAAAGAGAATTAAAAGGATATGGTCCAGACGATACTAAATATGCTGAAGTAGCAGGATTAACAGCTTTGTTAGTAGCAGGTACAATCTCTGGATATATAGCTATGTCAATAAAGGATATGTTGAGAGGAAGATCTCCAAGAGATCCTTCTAAAGGATCAACTATTTTAGAAGCTATAGCACAAAGTGGTAGTCTTAGTATTTATGGAGATTTTATACTTGGTCAAATACAAAATCAATATGGAAGTAATTTCTTTGAAACTCTTGCTGGACCAACAGCTTCTGACGCATCAAAAATTCTTGATTTAATTTTTAATCCAAAAGAACCAGAAAAAATGGGTAAAAAATTACTTGAGTTAGTAGAAGGTAATGCACCAATAATAAATATGTGGTACACAAGGTGGGCTTATGATTATCTTATTGGTTATAATATTAAAGAATTTTTAGATCCAGGTTTCTTTGAAAGAATGAAAACAAAGCATGAAGAGAATCGTGGTCAAACTTATTTTTTAAAACCTCTATAGACACAACCATTAAAATATAATAAAGGAACTTTATGACAATATCTTCAACTACAGTTAGAAACAGTTATAGTGGTGATAACTCTACAACTACCTTTTCTTACACATTCAAGATATTCGCAGACTCAGATATTCAAGTAATTAT